TCAGATGAGCAAGATCAACAGGTACAAGTTGATCTAGTTTACAAAAATTTAGCAGACGTACAAACTCAATTGTTTATTAACAGTATTGACAGTGTTCAAGTACCAGACGGCATTGTTAACGAAAAAGAATTTATTGTTGAGTGGGTTAAGAATAGCGATCGTGCCCTATATGCAGCTATTAAGAAAAAATTAGAAGAAAACAAAGAAAAATGGACTATGCCCAAGTCTCATATTAAGTGCGCTACATGTGAAACTGAAGATTCAGTAACTGTTAATTTGGACCAATCAAATTTTTTCGTAACCGCCTAGGCTATGTCGAGCACTCTGACCTTGAGGACTTTTTAAAGACATTTGATCGGCAAGCGGCAGAGGTTAAAGAAGAAATATTTAAAATAAGTTGGTACATGCGTGGCGGAGTGACCAGTCAAGACTTATTCCATGTATATTCCTATGAAGATAGGAATATTATGAGTTCTCTAATCAAAGAAAATATTGACGCTACTAAGAAAAGCGGTATGCCGTTACTTTAATTCTTTTTGTAGAGCGTCAATATCGTCAGATCGAGCTTGGGCGGTCTGTTTATTATCAATAGCTGCCTGCGCTGCCTGCTTCTCTTGAGGTGTAGTGGCTGCATCTAGAGCTTTCTTGTTCTGCACATCAGTCTTTACACCAGCTTGCTTAGTGTAGTATCCAGTAACTGTATCATATACGCTACCTTCAATCTTTCCAAGACCTATAATCATCATACCAACATACCCGTTGAGTAACCAGTCACGACCTTGATCGCTGTCTAGCCATCTTTCTAACCAGATAAAGAACGCTTCGCTTGCTATCACGGCTGCTAGGCCAATACCACCTGTTGCTATAGTTGTAGCACCGCCTGCTACCCATCTAATAATTCTAGCAATCCATTTAGCTATTTTAAAACTAGTATATGCGTGTACCCCCCAGACTGCCAACTTGGCAGTCAGTACACCATTGACTTGACTTATATAACTTTTAAAAATTCTTGTACTTTCAGCTTCATCTTCACTTAGATCACCGTTCTGATAAGCATCTTCAATTGATCCCACAACATTATAGTATTCTCGAGCAATTGCCAACAAATCAACAGCCCTAATAAACATACTAATAGGGCCGCCAACATTTTTCATAAATGTTTCTAATTTATAAGCGCCACGAGCCGATTTAACATTTTTTGCAGTTTCATAAATGTCTTTAACTGCTGCTTTGCCTCTTAGTTGTTGTACTAGTTTAGCATACTCAACTTTAGCATCACCAATCTTTCCTTTACCTTTTAACTGATCAAGTCTCTGTACGTTTGCAGTAGTTTTAGCAGCTCTAGCAGCAGCTTGTTGAGCAGTAGTCAACGGTGCAGCAGGTGCAGCAACAGGTGGAGCAGTAGGAGTCTGCGTTCTCATCGCTTGCCTTCTAGCCAGAGCTCCAGGATTATAATTTTGAGGTGTTACTTCACTGATGATTTGATATACTTTCATAGAGGTCTCTGCATTGTTATGTATTTATGATGTACTGCGTACATCTGTTCATCGCTTGCGCTCGAACTGTTTTTCTTTTTGTATTTAATAATACTGCTGCGAAGCAGTTTAAATATTATCTAGATTGTTCAGTCACACTTTGCCCTTGCGGGCAAAGAAACATTATCTGAGTTGAACAATATCACTTAGCGTTACAGCATTACAGAGGCGGTCATCCGGTACCTCGAGCTGTGTCTTTATATGACGGCGGCCTACATGCATACGCTAACATACATGCAAACGTGGGTATTTCTCCCTCTTTTTGCCTTTGAAATTCCTTTAAACAACCAAACCGCGGCAGCTTTGCGATCCTCGTCCTGTTAAGGATGGTGGTTGAGTACTCTTAGCAGCTAGAGTTTCCTTCCCTGCGATCCGAGATCCAGGTATACGGGCGTCCGATGTTAGCCGACGCTTGCCTATTACTGCTTGTTGAGCCTAAGATTTTAATATAATGTGTGAGCCATGTACACGAACTTGTATGTGTCCGTTGTAATACTCGTCTGATTCTAATACTTTACGGGAGAATTGTTCTCTGGCCTCGATGTAAGAGCATTGCGCCTTTGAGTTGCAGTAATATAAGATTTCTCTTGTGAATTTTTCTTTGCCTAATTCGTCTATGTCTTTTTGAAGATTAGGACTACTTCCGTAATAATCACGCCAGTCGCTGTCGACTTTGCTTCTAATCTTCTTTTTCTTCTTGGTACCGTTCTTTAGTTTTACAGTTTTAACCGTAGTCTTAGAGAATTTTGCAAGTTTTTTGCCTATATATTTTCTGCCAGAGATGACATTGGTTATAAGATATACAAATCCGATACACTCTTCAGGGAGTGTTTCGATAATTTCATTCTGATAAGTCCATGACATGCTTTAGTTAGCATCGTCATCCTCAATTGCCTGTTGATTCTGAGCCTGTTGTTCTGCGAGCTTTGCAGCTCTATATGCAGGTGATTTAATTTTTGGTTTAGTTTTACGTGTTTCTAATATTTCTACTCTTAATGCGCTGGCAATTCGTCTAATATCCGACAAATGTGCGCGAGCTCGCATACCACTGGCATGCGACTCTGTAGTTGCCCAAGTTTGATAGTCCTCAAAGTATGCCCTGAGTTCTTTCATCAACTGATCGTGCAACTCATCATAGTTCATCAGTCAATCTCTAGATCGTTTGCATAGTAAGTGAAGCCGTTTTCTTTAATGACCTTAAGTACATTATTAACACGACCAATCAACTCATCCTTGTGCGAGATTAAGAAAATGTTCTTCTTACGTTCACGTGCCATCTTTTTCAACACACCTAAGGCATTTTCTACACCGTTTGCATCTAATCCGTTGTCGATTAATTCGTCAACAAACAACAAGTTAATGCTTTGATACAAACTTTCCCATACATCTCGGAATGCCCAGCTCAGTCCAAGGATTAATCTGTTACGTTCACCACGTGACAAGTTATCAAAGTCAAGATCTTGACCTAGCTGTGTGATCTCAACGTTTAAGTCGTTTAAGAAACTTACTTGATGCGGCAATCCCATCTTATCAAGATAATAGGTTAATCTATTGTTCAAGTATGCAAGGTTTTGATCTATGATCTTCTTACGAATAAACGAATCTTTATTAGTCAACAACTTTAACAAGAACTCTTGGTGATCCTTCATACTGTTCAGCATGTTGACGTTATCCCAAGAGATTTCCTGTATAGCAGTATGCTTTAGATCGTCAATTTGTTCTTGATACGGATCAACTTCATCTGTTCTCTTAATCAATGCAGCTTCAAGGCTGGTTAAATTGTTCTGATGCTTGAGTGCTTCTTCTAATGTATCATAGTAAGTTTTTGGTCTGCCATTGATATCACCAATAGTTTCTAATTCTTGCAATACACTTGTATAACTGTCACTAATACCTTGTAAGTATAACACAGAATCTGCTAGATTCTTTTCAACATTGGCAGTCATTTCTTCATGTTTATGGCTGTGCAAGCTCTGCTCGCATGCCGGACACGTTTTATTTTTTAACTGCTCTAGTTCTTTGGTATACTTGTTAACACTCTTGTCTGCTTGAATAACCGCAGTTTCTAATGTTGCACGTTCTTTGTTAAGACTTTTTATCTTGGCAGCATGTTCATCGTATAATTTTACTTTGGCATGTTGCTCTAACTCACCCTCAATGTCAACACTTTGCAGTTCTGTAATGCTGGCTGCAATTTTATTACAGTCTGTCTTCTGTTGCGAGTACCATGCTGACTGTCTAGTTTCTAATCCAGTAATACTAACTTGGATTTTGTCGTTAGATTTTTTAGCAGCTTCGATATCTGCTGTTTCTTGAAAGATATTTTCTTTTGTCAGTCTAATCTGTTCTTTAAGCGTGTCTGCTTTCTCTGATAACAGAGTAATGCCCAGCAACTGCTCAATGATCTCACGTTGCTCATTGGCCTTCAAGCTGAGAAACGGTTCTGTATAGGTGTTAAGAGCTACAATATGTTTGAACATATCGTGACTCATGCCTAACAGTTCGTCAATGTCCTTTTGCGTTTCACGCATGTCACCCTGACTGTCGTCAGTTGACTCTGCACTCTGTTCTTGATTATTAACATAGAACTTCATAATCGTAGGTTTACGCCCCCGCTCAATCTTATACTTGTTACCGTCTTTTTCAAAAGTCAGCGTGACCAGCATGTTCTTATTGTTAATCTTATTGATCAAGTTATCTTTCTTGATATTAGTCAGGGCATTACCATACAATGCAAAGCTAAGTGCATTTACAATGGTAGTTTTACCTGTACCATTACGTGATCCGCTGTCATCCCCACCTTGATCTAAGTTTTCACCTAGTACAAGTGTTAATTGTTCACGACCAAAGTTCACAGCTTGGGTTTGATTACCCACGCTCATAAAGTTCTTAACTGTTAAATCTTTAATTTTAATCATAGGCTATTGTAAATCTCCAACAGGATCTTCTTATCAAATGTATCGCTTTCGATATTGATAAGTTGATTGGAGACAATTTGATCTACACTTTCAAATGCTTGAATATCGATGTCTGTGTTAATCTCAATTTCTTTCTTCTCGGGAATAAGTGTTAGTTCACGTATTGCGTAGTCAGTCATGAACTTTTCTTTAATAAAACTTGCTTCTTCATAGCTAATGTCAATGTCTAAACTAACACGTAGGTGCTGGTTAGGTTTAATAATCTTATCAGCATCGTCGATGAGCTGGCTTAGTTTAACCGTACGGAAGGTAGGTTGCATAGGCCAAGTGTGGTATTCTGGTTGTCCACCCCACTCGAGTATCATCATACCACGATCGTCATCCCAGTTGTCTGCATAGTTATGCGGGAACGCATTACCAATATAGATCATATTGCGCTGTTGCTGACGCTTGTGGAAGTGACCACTGAATCCCAACTCATAACCTTTAAAGCTATCCAGTTGAATTTCACCGTGATCGGGCATTTGAATCATTGCGTTCATGAAGAAGCTGGGCAATTCAAAGTGACCAAAGATATATTTGCCACCTTTCTTGCCTATGGTTTTCCATTCGTCTCCGATGAGCCACGGACATAAGGTGACGTCGCCAATAGTAGTAGGTTCGTGTACCACAGTAATTCCAGGAATATACTTTCCAAATTCGACGCTGTGAATATCCCGCTTGTCTTTGTAATAAAGATCATGATTACCAGGAAAGAAATAAAACTTATCAAAAGCCTGTCCCAGTTTCTCAAGGGCTCTAAGGCTGTAGTCCATAGTTGTAATATTAAGACTATTGCGGTTGTGATGCCAATCGCCCATAAAAATTCCTGTGTCACATCCTTGCTCCTTGGCTTTTGCAATATACCAGTCTACAAAGTCTTCGCAGTCCTGGTTATGTACTTGACTGTTAGACTTTAATCCAAAATGAATGTCAGTAAAACAGGCTACTTTCTTAAAAAGGTTGCTCAATATAGTATCTCCATTGAACTATTATAGTTGTTTTAAGTCTACAGGTCAATCGGTAGTTTCGTCGAATCGTTTGACCGCAGCCGCATGTTCTCCTGAACCGGTTCTTGAGTAACTTGGGTTCATGCCATTGATCTCTAATAGGTCGTCGCGGATGTTTTGATTGCGTTTTTCTAAGTTGATGATCCTAACAAAACTGTTAGTAACGGCGGCAGTAAAATAAGCAAAAGGATTGTCCGATTTACTTTCATCGAACTGAAGCCCAATCTGGGTTAGCTGTAAGATAGCCTGTCCACGCATCTCATCATTATAGGTATAGCCACGGACGTTGCCACGAGTAGCATAGCGTTCACACAGTTTAATGTACATACGGGCTAGTGTGTTAGTAATCTGCCCGTGGTCTTTGTCAAACTTACCTTTTTCGAGATCACCCTTCCAGTGGCTTTTACCAACGCACACTAGAATATCGTTTTCATCAAATTTCCAATGTTGGAATGGGGGAAAGTTAACTTTATCTCTATGGTCTGCAAGTGTTTTAGGATTCTTCTTGCGGGTATTGTTAAGTGGAATATGATCAAATGTCATAACACGAAATATAACATCTGTTTTTGCAATCTTTTTATAATCAACTTCTGTGTCTGCTTGTTTGACCTTTTCACCAAGAGCTTTTCTACGTTGATATTCTTCGCTACCCTGTCGCTTAGCCTGTGCTCGTTTAGCTTCTGCAATGGTTCGAATATTGATTTTATCAACATTTGGCAAGATAAGATCGTACCTATGATATTCTGGCTGTAAGAAGCTAGAAAATGTATTCTTACTTTTATGTATTTCTTCTAGTAGATCTTTATTATTGAGATAATTAACTTTCATTGTAGTCCTATTTTATAATATTATAAACTATGCACTTAATTTTGTCAACTAAATAGAGTAACAAAGGAGTCCATAATGGCATTTGACCCAGGATCAACTATTAATTCGATTGCTAGTGCTGCAAGGTCTGTTGGGTCTGCAGTAAGCGGACTCCAAGGTGCATTAGGATCTGCCAGTCGGTTAGCCGGCGCACTTAATAATTTATCCAACCCAGCCGGACTAATCTCTGCATTACGAAGTATTAACCTACCAGGCGGTGAAGCCTCAGGTTCGGCCGCAGCAGCTACTCGAGTCCAATTTTCTGGTCCAGGTAACTCGGACGATTGGCGTGTTCGATTATCAATACCTCCAAACTTTTTTGCTACAAGTGATGTGCTTGCTCCGCTACAACGAGCAGGCGGCCTAGTGTTTCCTTACACTCCGACGATAGCTATTTCACACTCTGCCACTTATGATGATGTTCCGATTACACATCAAAATTATCAATTTATGGCTTATCAGAACAGTAAGGCAAATGCCATTAGTATTTCAGGCCCGTTTAACGTTGAAGATGCAGTACAGGCACAGTATTGGATTGCTGCCATGCATTTTTTAAGATCAGCTACTAAGATGTACACCGGCGACGGAGAATCTGCAGGTAGTCCTCCTCCTATCCTATCCTTAAATGGCTACGGTGATTATGTTTTTAAAAATGTGCCAGTGGTAATTACTAGCTTTAGTATTGATCTTCCAGCTGATGCAAACTATATTTCTACTACAATGGGAACAGCAGGATTTAGTGGCTTTGGCACAGCGTCAGGCGGAGCAGCATCGACTATTTCCGGAGTTGCTGCTCTAAGCTCGGGCCTTGCTGGAGTTGCAGGTGCCCTTGGCGCAGGAAGGCTAGCAACTAGTTTAGGAAGAGTTGGCGCCATTGGCGGCGCCATTGGCGGAGTTACAAGTTTATTAAGTGGCGGTGCAGGCCAAGGTGTTGGTGGAGCATTTCCGACATCGAGCGGCAATACACATGTGCCAAATAAAAGTACATTGACTGTTACAGTGCAACCAGTTTATAGTAGAGAAGCAGTTAGGCAGTTTAGTTTGAGCAAGTTTGTCAACGGCGGATACGTCAACGGCACAGGCGGGTATATCTAATGGCAACATATTCTAATACCAGCCCTTGGGCAAATACTACAATATCAAATAACTATTTGAATATTTTAAAAATTCGACCAGTAAGTGCTGAAGCAGATGATCCGATCTATACTATAGAGCCACAGTACAGTCATCGTCCTGATCTATTGGCCCATGATCTGTACGGCACTAATAAATTATGGTGGGTTTTTATCCAACGTAATTTAGATATATTACAAGATCCTATATACGATTTTACTCCGGGTACTCGAATCTACCTACCTAAAAAAGCAAGTTTGATAGATATATTAGGACTATAACATGGGATTTTTAGATTCTGCTCTTAACTCTGCAACATCTGCGGTCAACCAAGTATCTAAAGTTGTATCTAATACCGGCTTGGCCAGTGCCCTGGGCTCAGTCAATGGGGCAATTAGCGGAATACAACGAGCAGCAGCTAACGGAATAAGTAATCTTGGAACAGCATTAACCTCAGCCATACCCGGACAGATTGCAGGCATTGCCGGAGCGTTAGGACAGATACAACAACAAATATCAAACATTGTTGATCTAGGTAATATTAGTAACTCAATAAATTCTTCTGCAACTACAGTAAATCTTAGAACTGAGTTGCCAATGGCAAATATATTACACAGTTATGCCAGTTATAATTATATCTTTACATTAAGTGTGCTTGATGCAGTTGCTATAAATTTTCCAAATGAAACCTACAAGAAAGGACAGCTTGGTCAAATCATTTTTAAAAGCGGCAGCGGTAGTCCTGACAACAGAGTAAACACTGCCTATGGTAAGTTTGATTTCTTCATGGATAATCTAACAGTAGGCAGTGTTAT